AGGCATCAATAATGATGAGTTAGAATTCGCGCCTTCTGTAGGTATCGAAATATTTTGTAAAGTTGTGATTGGCATTTTCTCTATTCTCCTAATACATTATTATTTATACGTTTATGAGGGGCAATTTCTCACCCCTCATTAACTGCGTATATTATCCTAATGCTGCAATTTCACCTGTGTTTTTAATTCTAAGCGGTATGTAAATAAATTCAATCGCCTTAACTGGTTCTATAGCAACGTCTAAGTACAGCTCGTTTTTATCAATCCTTGCTGGTGTGTTATTTGATTCATCACACACTGTAACAAAGTCGTAAAGTGCTCTAAGACTTACTAACTCTAACATTAGCTGATCTGCAGCCGCTTTGATCTGATCACGTGTGATCTTATCGTTTGGCTCAAACAAGTAAGGCTTGGCAAGTAATTCTAACTGTGTTCTGAGATATACAACTAGTCTTGCTACGTTTACTCTATCCAATGCACTTGCATTTCTAGCACGAGTCTTCTGCCCAAATACCACTAACCCTGCTCCATTTAAGAATGTAATTGGGTTAATTTTATTTGTATAAAGTGTATCACGCTGTCCAGTGTTCAGTGCAACTGATTTAAATTCGCCTTCGCTAGTAATATAACCACTTGATGTTGCATTTGATACTCCACCACGTCTTGTACCTGCTGGTGCAAACCAGGGGAATGCCACTTGGTCATTAAGTACAATAGTTCTTAGTGCCATATGACTTGCTGGAACAACAATGTTGTTACCTGCGTTATCGCTTGAAAATCCTGCAGGATAGTACATGCCTAGATATTCATCATAGCTTACTGCTCCATTATCATTATCTTCAAGTGCTCCTCTTACGTTGCTAGCCCATTCATTTAATGATGTAGCATCTGGTGTTAGTCTAAATGGTGAGTCACCTACAACAAACGCTGTTAAACGTCTATCTGTATTTAGAGTAACCATTTCGCCAATCAGTTCAGGATAACCTGGACATGCCATTAAGTTAAACTGACGTGATTCTTCGTCACGTATATCAGTATTACTATTAACCATTGCTTGCAATGCTTGTGTAACTGATTTACGTTGTGCATGACGACCAAATGTACCTGAGCCATCTTCGTTGTTACCTGAATCAGTTACCCATCTGTGTGGATAGTAACTTGCCATTGATACATCACTCATTCTTAAATTTAATGCTGTAAGGTCTATACTATTTCTATCAAAACGCTTAACATTAAATCCACTTCTACGCAAGTTCCATAGCAACATACCTTTTGGATATAATGCTGGATCCGGACAATCTGGATCAAGGAAATCACTTGTAAGTAATTCTACAATAGTTCCGGATGGTGCTGTAGTACTTGTGCCACCGTCTGTACCAAATCTAGCATCACCAAATAATATACCATTTTCTGTTGTTTGATCTGCTTTATCAAGCAGTACAAATTTAGAAGTAGTACCGTTATATCTATATACAGCTGGATAAGCATCTACGCTTGCTGTACTAATCCAAAGATCACCATCAACAAGTGCAGTTAAATCTGACTGTGTAGTTGGCTCTTTAGCTGCTACAATTGGTCCTGCTGGATCACAATTTTGATAAGCTGCTGTATAGTTATGATAACCAACCCATGTTGTACCATTGTGGATCAACATATCTACTTCGTCAACTATTGAACTATACCATAGAGCGCCGTCTTCTGTTAAGCTCTTAGGTCCAGTAATTGAAGCTGTATATGTTAGCTCTTTCCAGTTTGAAGCAACCCAATCACTTGCAGTATCACCTGTTGGTGCTGTATACAAGTTACCTGTGCCTGTTCCGTTAGCAAAGTTATATACACTAAAGCCTGCTAATGCTAATGCACTATCAGTATCTTTAATTCTAATTTCGCCACCTAATTTGTGTGAAATAGATACTCTATTACTTGAATCAACTGTAGCAACAATATTTGTAAATCCTGCTGCGTTAATTTGACCTGCAATTACATCTGCGTCACCTGCTGCTGCGGTTGTTGTTACTGAAATAGTTTTAGCACTATCTAATGCTAAAGTAGCTGCTAATGACTCTTGTAAAGTAAATGTTCTAGTAGCGGCAGTAAGTTGAGTTGTAATAGCTGTACCAGTTATTACTGTTGCTCCGGTTGCAGCCCTAGTATAAATTTTACTATTAGCAATTATTGGAGTTACTTCTTCTACATTTGTGTTTACATATAACCCGCCAAGTGGAATAGTTTTACCACCACCGGATTTATCAAGCCCATAAATTGCAGCTTGTCCTGTGTCGTAAACTGGTGCTAGTACATTTGACCAAAGTTGCGTAGCAGTTGAGTACTTTTTAACTTTGTAATTTGCTCCACCATTTGGAGTAGTAGTTTTCAGCCATAAGCTTCCGGTTGGTGCTGGTTCACTATCTCCTGTTTTATATTGTGGAACACTTGTATGTGGTGCAATAGTAAGCTTTGGTGCTTCATAAGTTGCTGCTGTTATACCTGCTACAGTAAGGATAGTTCCTGTACCGTTTGCAATTACAACATCTACACCAGTTGAATGTATTTGCAGTTTACCATCAACAGCTGCGGCACTTACACCCGAAATTGCCGCTGTGTTAATGTCACTAACTAAGCTAGCTACTGTTGTACCAGCTAGTGTAACTGTATTAGTGTTAATAACAATAGTATTACCATTTGTATAAGTTGGGTTAGATGCTGTTCCTACTACAGCTGGATGACTTGCTGTCCACGCTGTTGAACCAACTGCTACCCAGCTACCTGCAGCGCCTGCAGAAGTTACATGACCTGGTGTTTTATAATAGTACTTGTTAGTGGTAGTAGTTGCATCTATACAGTATTCACCAATTGCACCAATTGACGTTTTTGGCACGCCTAATGCTAGATCTGATGTTGATGTAATTACTTTTGTTGGCGTTTGAGTTGTAAATGATTGCCCGCCTACAGTAGTTGCTAAGGCCCCATTCCATTCTAAAAGTCCATAAAGTGTGTTGCCTACGTCAAACCAATACGCTCCGTCTGCTGGTTCTCCGCCTGGTGCAGTTGCACTTGGTTCTAATTTTGCTAAGTCTAAATCGGCTCTTACTACATATGCTCTATTAGTTACTCCTAATAATGAGTAAGCAGCTTGTAAGCCATATTCGTTTAATTCTCCGCCGTGTATCATATTGCCATTAGCATCGGAATAAAAAGTAGGATCACCAAACGTTTCACCAAGCTCTCTTTGGCTAGTGAGTAAATAAGGTTTCCCCGCATTTGCTTTAATTGTGCCTGCGGCAGTTCCTGAACCGGAACTGGATTTTTTATTGGAAGCTGTAGCAACAAAAATCATCGGTACTGTTCCAGCAGCAGCTGGAGTGTAGAAGCTCTCATCGATTACTTTGACTTCTACGCCTGGTGATACTAATGCCATTTTTATTTCTCCTATAAGGGTGTAGTTCTTCTAATTGTATTTATATTATTATCACTAAAACCATATGCATATCATGCCGAAAAAGGTGCCAAAAAGGTGAGATAAATATAGTATGAGACCTTTATGCACTTGTAAGCAACGCCCGGCAGCAATAAACTATAAAAAGAACGGAAAGACGTATTATAGAAAATTATGTGAACGTTGTTTAAGGAATGGTGTAGGACACGGTATACCTAAATGGAAACAATTAGGATATGAAAAGAAAAACTATTGTGAAAAATGTAATTTCAAAAGCAATCATGAAGAACAGTTTGATGTTTTTCATATAGACGGAGATCTACAAAATTGTAGACCGACTAACTTAAAAACAATTTGTGCTAACTGTCAACGTATTATGCAAAAATCTGGGGTTCGCTGGAAACAAGGTGATCTTCGACCTGACTTTTGAGATCCTCAATTGTGCCATCATTATATAGTATAGAATCAAATTTATCGTTGGTGTCTATCCACTTGTATTCACTAGCATGAATATCGTATGCTGACATAAGGTTACTATTATTATGATTATCTAAAATTGCACTACCAAACCATTCAGGCTCAGCACCACGTTTTACTTGCCAAATTTCTCCGCCAAGTTCTCTAATAACATTTTGTTCGTTACGGAATCTTACATCAGGAATAACAAATTCTGTGTTAGGATTATTAATTATTTTCTGTTTTACCATACTAACCCATATACCGTCATAAAACCCATTACGCATACAGTCAGTTCCAAACTCTTGTAACACTAACCTAGGTGTAATAGTTCTTCCTGTTTCATCAGTCCAAAAGTCATCTTGTATTTCGCGCCATGCACGAGAACTAGGTGAATCGCCTTCAAGCATTTGTCGATCCCAACCAAATAGTTCAGATACAGCATCTTTTAATTTATCTGCAAATGATATTTTTTCAAAACCGTATGTGTCTACAAGGTAATCACTTACTGTACCTTTACCAGAACCAATAAGTCCGCAGATACCAATAATCATACAAAGTCTCCTAAGTTAATAGTATCTATATATTATACGATAGTTTTAGTGAGTTGTCAAGTGGTTTTTAACCGATTGTGAAGCCGTAGCCTACTCCGCCGCCTACTGCTAGAGCTACATCTGCTTCTAGCTTTTCTATTTCAGCTTGAGCTTCTGCTTTGAGAGCATCACCATTTAATGTGCTTCCTCCTGCTGGACCGGCAATAGTAGCAAACTTTGAACGTGCTTCACCTAGCATATATTTACAGCTAGCAAGTGTATAATCTTTAATCCACTGTTTTGCAAGGTAGTCTTCTAACAGTTGATCATCGGGTCTATAGTTATAAGCATAAAGCAAAAGTTCTTCACTTGCAGCAGGTCTTTGTAGTAGTGTTAATTTTTTAGTAGTTGTATTCCATTTAAATTCAATAAATGAACCAAACATTCTGCCTACTAATTCCTGGTGTTGAGAGAATAAATCATACGTTGCTAATCCTCCCATTTTTGAACCTGATAACAAATAAGTGTTTGTATATGCCATATTAAATGGTTCAAATAATGAGCCGCCATCACCACCACCAGTGCGTGATCCTATTGAGCGTCTAAAAAGCTTTCTAACTTCAATTACTTCATTAGGCAATGTATATTCATTTTGATCTTCAACACAAGTTAAAAACAAATATGATTCTTCTACAGAATTATCTGATCTTTGTCTAAACTTACTAAGTGCTTTGTTTAATGCTGTTTCGTAATGAATAGGATCTAATTCTACGTCAATCATTCCGCCACCTAAAGAGGCGTTTACGTAATCATATACATTTTGCTTTGCTGTTGTGAGTGATGTCATTCTTTACTCTCCATACAGTATTTATCGTATCGATAAATATACATATGCCAAGACTATCTTTATATAAACCAGAACGCGGCAATGATTATCATTTCTTGGACAAGCAAATCCAAGAAATGTTTACTGTTGGCGGAACTGATATTAACGTACACAAATTTTTAGGTGCTAGAAATCCTAGCACTGCTGAATCAACAGCAGATCAGCCTAGATATGACGCAGTAAAAGAAACTAACATACAAGACTTACTATTTCTTGAAAATCGAGATAGAAAATACGATCCAGACGTTTATACAATGCGAGCTGTATATAATGTACAGGATATTGATTTTGATTTATCGCAATTTGGATTATTTTTAAGTAATGATACACTGTTTATGACTATACACATAAACAGTAGTGTAAAAACTCTTGGTAGAAAGATTATGAGCGGTGACGTTATAGAGTTACCACATTTAACTGACGAATATGCCCTAAACGATTATGATGTAGCATTAAAACGTTTTTATGTTGTAGAAGATGTAAATCGTGCAGCTGAAGGATTTAGTCAAACTTGGTATCCGCATCTGTATAGACTTAAACTTAAACAAATTTATGACGGTCAAGAATACAAAGAAATTTTAGATTTACCTGCAAGTGAAAATTCAGAAAGCACTCTTAGAGATGTATTGTCTACATATGAAAAAGAAATGCAGATCAATAGAGCAGTTGTTGCACAAGCAGAATTAGATGCGCCTAAGAGTGGATTTGATATAAGTCATTTTTATACTGTTGCAAAAAATGATGACGGTTCTGTTGCGTTACAAACTGCTGATCAAGAAGATTTAGATGCTTCGATGATAAACACTACAGCTGACGAAATAGCTGATAGGCCGGATCGAGAAGGATACTCAGGATATCTTGTAGGCACAGGAGATGTTGCTCCTAATGGTGCACCTTTTGGGTTTGGTATTGCATTTCCTAGAGATAATCGAGAAGGTGATTTCTTTTTACGTACAGACTTTTTACCTAACAGAATGTTTAAATATGATGGCAACAGATGGGTTAAACAAAATGACGACATTAGAATGACGCTAAGTAATACGCTTGAAAAGCAAACACAAAAAGCAAGCTTTATAAACAATACTAATCAAAGCACTATTAATGGCGAAGTTGTTGAAGAACGCCAAAGCTTGTCTAAGGCACTTAGACCAAAAAAGGATAACTAATGCAACATTTTTATGACGGACAAATAAGACGGTACACTACTCAAATGATGCGTATTCTTAGTAACTTCCCTGTGATAGATGGAGATGGCCAAACCAAAGATGTTCCTGTTATGTATGGAGATTTAACTAGGCAGGTAGCTAATATTATAAGAGAGAATAGCGAAAATAAACTACCTAGTGCTCCTAGAATTAGTGTTTATATAACTGGACTAGAACTAGATAAAGATAGACTAACAGATGCTACATATACTAGAAAAACTAATATACGCGAAAGAGCATACGATGATGTTAACAAAGAATATTTAAATACCGAAGGCAAATCTTATACTGTAGAACGCCTAATACCTACACCATATTTAATGAGAGTAAATGCTGACATTTGGGCAAGTAATACTGATCAAAAACTTCAATTACTAGAACAAATACTAGTATTGTTTAATCCTAGTTTAGAAATGCAAACTACAGATAACTTTATTGACTGGACTAGTATTACTGCCGTAATTTTAGAAAATGTACAATGGAGTAGCAGAAGTGTTCCTGTGGGAATAGATACAGAAATTGATATTGCCACACTAACATTTAGTTTACCAATTTATATTAGTCCTCCGACTAAAGTTCGTAAAATGGGCGTTATTACGAATATTATCACTAGTATGTTTGATGAAACTACTGGTACTATTGAAGATGGAGTATCACGTCCTGAATTAAATGCTTATGATGATGTAAGCTTGCCAGGCACATCTACAGACAGCAGAGGCACTAGAGTTGATTCATTAGTAGGCGGCCATAGTGCTAATGTAAACTTTGCACAGTGGGGAGTATATGTTAATCAAGGATCTGCACAACTTGTAGCAAATGGAATGGTTGGTGTTAAAAATTGGAGAGAAATCTTTACAGCATTGCCTGGTACTTATGCCGCAGGTGTAAGTAGGATATACTTAACTAGTAATGATAACACAAAAACGGTAACGGGTACATTTGCACTAAATCCTTTAGATGAAGGTTCTATTGCTATTGATTTTGATACAGACAGTTTCCCTTCAGATGATATTATTAGTAGTGCATTAGGTGATAGGACATCAATAGATTATATTATAGATCCTTTAAATTATGATCCTACATCTATTAAGACATCTGGATTACGTATATTACTTCTAGATGATATAGGTGGCGCTTCTGCTACGCAAGTATCTTCAGCCTGGGCTAATAATGACGGTACTGGCTTAGTTGCTAGTGCGAATGATATTGTAGAGTGGGATGGTAGCAAATGGAATGTTATCTTTGATGCTTCAACTATAACTGCTACAACATATGTAACAAATCTAAATACACAAGTACAATATAGATTCAAAAACAATGAATGGTTACTAAGTATTGACGGTGATTATCCAGTTGGCACATGGAGGATTGATCTCTTTGGCTAATTATTTGTATGAATGCAAATATAGTATGTAGTGGAGCCCTATTTTATACACTATCAACAAATAGATTTTTATTTTTACACCGTAGTAATGGTAAAAAATCTGATGTTTGGGGATTAGTTGGCGGCACAAATGAGGGTACAGAAACACCTTGGGAAGGTCTGAAACGAGAAATTGTTGAAGAAATAGGTGATGTTACTACTATTAAAAAAACACTTCCGTTAGAAAGTTTTCTCAGCAATGACAAAAAATTCCTGTTCCATACATACCTATGCGTAGTAAAAGATGAATTTATTCCGCAATTAAATAAAGAACATGATGGATATGCTTGGTGTAGTTTTACAAAATGGCCAAAGCCTTTACATCATGGATTACGTAATACCCTCCAAAGTAAAATTAACCTTAGTAAGTTAGAAACTGTCTTTCAAACTATTAATTTACTTGACAATTAATACAAACGGTAGTATAATAAAATTATGAAAGTTCTAGTTCTTGGTGATGTAATAATTGACAAATATATTTACGGTACTTCTACTCGTATTAGTCCGGAAGCACCAGTGCCTATTATTAACCTAGATAATATAAAAACTTCTTTAGGTGGTGCAGGACTTGTAGTTGAAAATCTCAAAAGTTTAGGTGTAGATGTTACACTTTTACAAACCGATCAACCAAGAAGTACTAAAACCAGAATTATTTCAGACGGGCATTATGTTACGCGATTAGATGAAGACGAGAAAGCAGACAGCGAAGCTGTACTACGAAATGTCTTAAGCAGTGATTTTTCACAGTATGAATATGTTATATTAAGTGATTACAACAAAGGTGTGTTAACACATTCTAACAGGATTATAGAGCATATAAACAGTCAAGGTTGTAAAGTTATTGTAGATCCTAAACGCCATCGTAAGTGTTATGAAGGTGCATGGTTAGTTAAACCTAATGCTAAAGAATATAAAGATTTTGGTTTTGATAAACACAAAGGTAATATAATAACAACTAGTGCAAATGGTGCAGTATCAGCAAAGTTTGAAGATGAAACACATTTTATAATTCCAGAACAAGTAGAAGTAAATGATGTTACCGGTGCAGGTGATTGTTTTCTTGCTGCCTTTGTATATGGACTAACACAGTATAAAACTATTAAGCAGTGTTTAGAGCTTGCTACTAAAGGTGCAACTGAAAGTGTTAAACATTTAGGCACGTATACATTATCAAAAACTGACTTAGAAGATACTATTGTGTTTACTAATGGGTGCTTTGATATACTGCATATTGGCCATTTAAAACTGCTTAGACACGCTCGTAGCTTGGGAAATAGACTTGTAGTAGCTATTAACAGTGACGCAAGTGTTAAGCGTTTAAAAGGCGAAACTAGACCCATTAATAGCCAAGAAACTAGAAAAGAAACACTAGAACAATTAGGCATAGTCGACGAAGTTATAATTTTTGATGAGGATACTCCTTATGAGACGATTAAGGAAATTAAACCTAGCATAATTGTAAAAGGTGGGGATTATACTGTAGAAACAGTAGTTGGAAATGATTTAGCAGAAGTTGCAATATTTCCAAAAGTAGACGGGTATTCTACTACTCAAATTGTAAAGGATATAAAAGTTGGAACTTGAGATTAAGAATAATAAAGTTATAGTGCAAAATGCATTAAACGATGGAGAATTTTCAAATTTAAAACACATTTTCTATGGCTATGATATACCTTGGTCGTACAACGATGGAATTGTAAACACTGAGAATACGAGTGATTTTCAATTTGTACATTTAGTATTTGATCACTCTAAAGCAGGTTACGGACCTATGTGGGATAGTATAATTCCTATTTTGGAGAAACTAACACCATCAAATGTAGTAAGGATTAAAGCTAATTTGCGTCCAAGAACACATGAAATAGAAACTAGTGATTTTCATTGTGATGTTTGGATGCCCGGTGCTCTTACTGCTATATATTATCTTGATACAAACAACGGATATACAGAATTTCAAGATGGCGATAAGATTACCAGTATAGAAAACCAACTAGTAGTATTTCCTTCAAATTTACCACATCAAGGAACTAGTTGTACTGACCAAAATAGAAGAATTGTAATTAATTTTAATTTCTTTCCAACTACAGGATTGTTAAATGCAAGTGGAAATATTGATTCTTCTGTAAATGCAATTACTGATCCTTTACTATCTGACACTGATAAAGAATATCACAAACATTGGTCTAAACCTATGAAGAGCCTTTTATGAAAATACTAGTCACAGGATACAAAGGATTTATAGGTCAAAACGTATGCAACTATCTTTTAACACAAGGACATGATGTTGAAGGATGGGAATATATGGATAATGCTGTACCTGACCCTAGTTCATATGATTGGGTAATACATCTTGGAGCAATTACTAGCACAACATATACAGATGTAGATCGTATTATAGATCAAAATTTTGAGTACAGTATGCGATTGTTACAGGTTTGTGAAAACTATGGAACAAACTTCCAATATGCATCAAGTGCTAGTGTGTATGGCCCTACAACGCATTTTACTGAAGATGGCCCTTTGCTTCCACAAAGCCCATATGCTTGGAGCAAGTATTTGTTTGATAGATTTGTAAAACAACATAAAGATGACTTTACAGTACTTGTGCAAGGTTTTAGATATTTTAATGTATACGGACCAGGAGAAGACGATAAAGGCGATCAAGCTTCTCCTTATACTAAGTTTACAAAACAAGCACAAGAAAATGGTGTGATCAAGGTTTTTCAACTGAGTGAACATTACAAAAGAGATTTTGTATGTGTAAGAGATATTTGTAGAGTACACAAAAAAATGCTTAGTGTTGATGCTAGTGACATTTACAATGTTGGTACTGGTGTTGCAGAAAGTTTTGAGACTGTAGCACAAACTATTGCAAAAAAATACGATGCTACAATAAAATATATTCCAATCCCGGATAACATTAAAAATCAATATCAAAAATATACATGTGCTAACATTGACAAATTAAATAGTGTTATAGATATGGAGTGGACTAGTATAAAGGATTATATTAATGAAAATTAGAATTGACCAGTTTGATATTATTTTACCATTTGGTTGTGCAATCTATCAATCTAAATTTACTAAAGATGATTTAGATTTTTTAAAAATGCTAGCTGAAGATTCTAGAGAAGGTAAAAACGCAAGTGAAAAACTAGTTGGTAATATACAAACACAAACAGAACCTGTAGTAAAAGATAAAAACACTCAAGAAAGATTTTCCGAAATATTACATCCTCATATAGTAAACTACTTATCTGTAGACCAAAAAAGGCAAAAAGTAATGTATGAAAATGCTATTAGGCCACCGGTGTTTGTAGACGAAGAAGATATGCAAAATGTTACTTATGATTTAGGTTCTGGACCTTGGTTTAACTACATGTGGGAAAATGAATTTAATCCGTTACATGCACACCACGGTTCAATAAGTGGAATAGCAATGATTCAAGTTCCTACAGAAATAAAAAATGAAAGATATAATACTGAAACTCCCAACTACGAAACACATGGAGATTTAGAATGGGTCGATGGAAATAATCATTATAAAGTTATACCTGAAGAAGGAAGTATTTTCTTATTTCCATCACAATTAAAACATATAGTATATCCTTGGCACAGTCATGTAGAGAGAATTACATCTAGCTGGAATATATTTAACATAGAGTATCCTAAGAAAATCGAGATTGCATATGAGTAGATTAGAAGGTCATGTAAAAAAGGGATGGGGTTACGAACTTATATGGGCTACAAATGACAAATACTGTGGTAAGATAATGGTGTTTGAAAAAGTAGGTGCAAAGTTCAGTATGCATTTTCATCATGAAAAAGATGAAACATGGTTTGTAAATAGCGGCAAATTTAAAGTCAGATGGATAGACACTAGTAACGCAACAATGTTTGAAAAAGAATTAAAGGAAGGAGATACATGGCATAATCCTCCTTTACAGCCACATCAACTAGAAGCACTAGAACCTATGAGCTCAGTAACAGAAGTAAGTACACCGGATTCAGTTGAAGATAATTATAGACTTATACCAGGAGATAGTCAATCTGTAGATAAGGATATCAATGATGATTAATATTGCATGGAGCAATGACATTGATAGGGGACCTAATTGGATTGCTCCAAAGTGTGTAGTTGGATTAGATAGGGATGGCGTTATTAATAAAGATTTAGGTACCTATTGCTATAAGAGTAAAGATTTTGAACCTATTGAAGGTAGCATAGAAGCTATTTCTCAATTACGCCAACTAGGACATAAAGTTGTAATTATTACAAATCAAGGAGGTATAGAGAACGGATTATTTACTGAAGATGACGTAGATAATTTACATAATCATTTATTTGAACTACTTGGCGAAGCAGGATGTCAAAGTATAGACGGTATTTATTATAGTGCTAGTAGCCGAAAAAACGATATGTACGCAAAGCCTAATATAGGCATGTTCAAACGTTGCGAACGTGAAGTTCCTCACATAAAATTTAATCAAGGATATTATGTAGGTGATAAAATATCTGATCTCAAAGCTGCAATAAAAATTGGTGCAAAGCCAATACTAGTACGCACAGGATACGGAAAAGAAACAGAAGAATTAATTAACAAAAGATTCACATATAAACAAATAAGAAAAGCAACTAAAGTATTTGATACGCTTTTAGACTTTGTTAATTATCTTGCGGATTAAGCCTGAGCTTCTCCCCACTTAATAATAATATTTGAATTAATATCTGAACCTGTTACTTTATAAACATTAATAGCTAACACATCTGGACCATTTGGAAATGTACCTCTACCACCTAATGGTGTGTTTGTAAGTTCTTTTAGGTCTTTTAAATCCAGTGTAGAACGTTCTCCTGGCACAGCAATAAATGAGAACACAGTTTCTCCTGGTCTAGCAAACGGTGGTTGCTCAAACTGAACTTCAACTGTACCTGAACTTAGTGCTAGCGTACCTGTATATGAGTTGTTAAAGTTTATCTGATAAAACGTATTCCCGCCCCACGTAATACTGTTAATACTGTTTATATAAGTGTTAGCAGGAAATGTTAGTCCATTGTTGCCGCCATTAGCTTGAGTACCAACAATAGCCGCTGCTGCATCAACACTTGCTGTAGTAAAGTAACCATAGTTTTTGTTTACAAGTGCCGCATTATATGCAACAGTAAAGTGATTTGATGAGCTACCTGCAATATTTCCTGTTAGTCGCCTTGATAGTCTAAAGTATCCCCAATCGTTTGCATTTTGTCCGTTTATGTAACCATATTGAATAGTGGTATTAGCTGGAACATTTGTGCCTGTAATAACCTTACCTTCGACAATACTTGTGTCAGTTGTACCAAAAGTAGCAAAGTATTCTGATGGATTGATGTAAATGTAGAAATTATTATTATAACCACCAGTATAATTAGGTCTAGTACCAAACTGTCCTGTAATCGAAGCCACAGATGTCAAGTTAGCTGTGGTAGCTGATGTACCATCTGTCCACGTAACACCACCACCAGATGCAATTTGTGCAAAACTAGGCTGTCCACCTTGTGCCACACCACTTAGTCCTGTCCAGTTGACATCAGCTGGATTTAGAGGATAGTTGTTAGGATTCAGCACACCTTCGATAACAATACCGCCTGATCCTGTATCTGATGTCACCTCAAGTCCCATTAGAAGTAGCTGAGCACGGTTAAGCAGTTCTCGCTCTCCTAAATCTCCTGTAATAGCATTTGAAACACTAGGAGCCAATCTCATCATAAATGCAGTCTGTTTTGTTGTACTAACTGTAATTCCTGTTTCTGCATAACTGAAAATGTAGCCTCGATCTTCATCAAATCCGCCATCTGTAAGAAACGCACTACCCCAGTGACTAATAAGTGGTGTAATTGTTTGTGAAATAATAATAACACCTGTTCGAGCTAAATGAGTAACTGCTGTGCCTCCTGTGTAACTACGTTCTGCTCCTGCCTGGAATGTAAGTAGATTAGCAGCTCTGGTTACACCAGTTAGTGTATTTGTTTCTTTGTTGTTAGCTGTGTACGTCATTACTTCGTTGTCAATATATACAGTTGCTTGATATGGAAAGAAGCTACTATCTTCTAGTTCGATAGTTGTTTGATTGTTTGTCATTGCTGTCTTAAGTTTGCCTGGAGGACCTTCGTTTGTAACTTCATAACGCACAGGCAAGTTACCTGATCTCATAAATGCTTCTGTATTAACGTTTGAATTACGCATTCTATGTGCAAAAACAAAATTACCGTTTGCACCTCTAACCATCCAATCAATAAATCCAGCACCATACCATGTATACTGTATTCCAATCATTTGCATTTTAGCTATGTCCATTTTATAACCACTTGGACCTGTGCCATCTAATTTGTCTAAATTAAATTCTCTTTGCTTTGCTTTTTTATCACTTACTAGTGCTACTTTTGCACCTGTAATGTTTATAACACCACGCCAGTCTGGTGTCACTGTCATTGCAGTATCACTATTAACATGACTAACAACGTGTGTCATACCTTTGATAATAATTCTATCGCCTGCTTTTAATTGATCTCTAAATCTTGTGTTTGTACCAGTGATTGCATTCTCATCAACATTAAGTGCTATAGTACCTGCAATTTGTTTTGTGCCTGTTCTTTGTACTGCACTAATTTGTGTGCCGTCAAATTCCCAAAAAATTCCGTTTTGGTCGTCAAATATTCCAGAACGTACAGTAGCGCCGTGCCAACTAACAACACTCATCTGTGCGCCAAATCCTAGTACTGCTGTAGTAGCACCCAATCTACGATTAGATCTAACTTTAAATGTTCTTTCATCAGTTACTGATACAACCGTATAGTCAAACTCTTCGCCTACGCCTGTACTTTCTCCACTGTTATATCCTTCTGTCTCTATTCCTAGTAAACGTATTATACCACCTACTTGCACACCGTGATCGTTATCATCTGTAACAATTGTAATTAAACTGTCAACTTCTACCCCATCTGCTACCACACTCTGTAGGTCGTAACTTGGTGCAAATAGAGCACCTGTGGTATACATAATACCTTTACCTGATTGATATCTAATATATTTTTTACTTTGACGTATAGCTTGTGCGCCATGTTGTGGACCTCCAGTACCTAATTGCACTCCTCCGTCATATGGTCTATGCACAAAGAAGCTGTCTGGCCTTGGATAAACAATTCCTTGTAGTACGTTACTTGCATCTACTGTAATTGCTCCTGTAGTTCTTGCTTGATATCTTAAGCTTGTAACAGTAGGCACTTCTGTTGCAAAAAATGAGCCGCTAGCTAGTTCGTGATTATTTGTACCACTATCACTTGTAATATTTACAATAAATGTATCGCCTGGAACTAATCCGTGTGCCGCAGGCCAGTTCATATCAATAGTAGCTAGAGCTGCGTAGCTTATTGTTTGATTCAAATTAATAAAAGACGATGTGGCTTCTGATACTGTAATTGTGGAAATAATATCAATATTTGTGCCAGGATTAGCAATAGTATAATTTGCAGTTACGCTAGTAATACCTCCATTACTTGCACCGTCTATATACAGCTCTACGTCATTAAGGGGAGATGATCCTTCTAATAATGTACCTGGAATATTAATTCTATCGCCTACTTTATATCCAGATCCTCCTGCAAAAATCGCTATATTATCATAGGAACTAAAATTTCTTCTTAAACTAAACGATGCACTTGTACCTACGTTTGGTTGATTTGTCCCTGTTACTGTGTATGGTCCTGTTGGTTGTGCCGCTGTTCCTGTTATTGTTATGCCAGTTATTCTACCCGCAGCTACATCGTCAATTGATGTAACTGTTGCTACTGCATCATTAGCAGGTGTTGTACCTCTTAAATTAGTTCCTAATAATTTAAGCTGTTGACCAATATTATATCCTAATCCCCCACTGCCTTCGATTTGTATATCAGTATATTCAGTATCAGATAGTTCAACTGTAAATGTTGCTCCTGTACCTTGTCTAGCTGATCCGCTAACAGAGTTAGCAGTTCTTCCGTTATAAGAAGTGCCAGTAGTAGTGTATGTTAAAATTGCACCATTTGCATCAACACTAACAATAGTACCTGTAATATCGTTTGCTGGTGTTGCTCCTCCCAGTCCTGGTGCATTACCAGCAATAGTAAAAGTTTCTCCTGCAAGATAATTAAGTCCGCCTCCTCCAGTTACAGCATAGCTTGCTCCATTTATTGTTACAGTAAATGTTGCTCCGCCATCTCCTCCTGCTGTGTTAGAAGTAAAAGGTACTGTAGTATATTGATCAGATCTTTGTGGCGCACTAGCAGTAGTAAAGGCTATAGCTGAAATAGAACCTACTGCACCTACACTTGCTGCATTAAAGGTAATAGCAGCACCGCCACCGCCGCCTAATACAGCATCAGCAATAGTAATTGTATCTCCTACAGTTACGCCAGTACCTGCACTTACGATTGAAATTTCGTTTATATCAACGTCACCTGCTGTACTAATACTTGCTACATCAAATGTTAAAGCAGCAGCTCCTCCACTTCCTAAGTTAGCATCAGCAATAGTAATAGTGTCACTAACAGCATTAGCAGAACCTATTGTAACAACAGTAACACTTAGTATCGAGCCGCCAGCACCTACTTGTACATTAAATGTGCCTACAGTAGCAGACCCATTACTGCTAGTTCCAGTTACGCCATTGTATGTTCCTAATGTACGACTAGCATCAGCTGCGCCAATATTGTTTACGCTAGTTATGCCTCCTGCAGGTCTAACAATAACATTATATGTAGAGCCACCACCGCCTGTACTTGCTACGCCATTATATGTGCCAGGAGTTCTGTTTGCAGGAACTTGTGTAAGGGTATTAATACTAAGTACCTCTCCACCTGACGTTACTCCTGAAACAGTTACATAATTATTATTAAATGCAGATCCGCCTGTAGGTTGAATTACATCTCCGCCTAGTACAATAGTTTCCCCTATTAAGTAACCAGAGCCTCCACTGTTAATAGTTACTCCAGTATATACACCATTTAAGTATGTAACATTGAAGTTGGCAGCAACTCCTGAGCCACCGTATGCTTCATGTGGAACAACACCTAAATTAGCATAACCGTTAAAGCTTACTCCTGATATTGATGCTGTATTAATATCACCATCACTGTTAACACTAGTAACTACTAGCGTAACATCGTTTGCTGGAGTTTGACCTCCGAAATCAGTACCTAAGAATTTTATGTTATCACCAACAGCATAATTTAATCCACCGTTAGTAATACTATTGAGTACATATTGGTTACTTGAATCTTGTGATGGAGAAATACTAAATTCTGCACCATTACCATTGAATCCTACATTACTACCAGACACAGCACTATATGACACAATATTACCAATCCTTGGACTTGTAAAGTTACCGCTAAACTGTATTCCTTTACCACTTGCGCCTGTACCTACTGTTTGTACATAAATTGCTGAGCCATCACCTCTATCCACTGCTTGGTTAACAGCTATTCCTGTAGTACTTTCTACTTCAAGTGTATCACTACCTATAGCTGTTGTTGCTGTTGTAGTTGGTGTTAAAAATGTTCCACCTCCTGCACTAGTATCAATTACTTGTGTAGCTTGTGAGCCTGTAGGAAGTCCAGCATGTGTTAATGGTGAACCAACTTCTGGAGCAGCTCCATCAAATGGGATAATTGTGCTACCAGGTTGTACTGCTAACTGTGTTACAAAACTACCAGATGACCCATTACTTGCTATACTAAATGTCGGTTGGCCAATACTTGCTCCTGTATAAAATCCAGCTTTTCTTAGCTGACAATACGTAGTTACAAGTATCTCGCCATTAGATGTACCAACCTTAGCTTTTGCAAAGTAAGTAAATGTTTTATTTGTGGGTACAGTGTTTACAATAAAAGATCCTTCAGCCCTTGCTGCACCAACAACACTATCTTCTAGTGCTTTAATTGTAATAGGTTGTCCTGGTTCAAAGCCATGTGCAACTACTGTTGTAACTGTAATTAAACTTGCACCAATACCTGATGTACCTGAACTAGCATCTGTTACAACATTTTCTACTGCTGTGTTTGTTGCTGGAATTTCATATACACTTGGGTAACCCCGTAAGGTACCAATAGCAGACCATTTAGTTGGTTGTAGTCCGTACTCGAAGTCAGCATCAAGCATACTTAGAGGATTAGCAATACGCATTCTCTCAATAGCATCTGTACCAAAGTCATAAGGTCTTACTTGTACAACGCTTTTTCCGTTTTCAACTTTTTCAACAAATACTTGTAAATGATCAGTTGATTGATGTGAACTTGTATCGTAATTAAACCAGATTTTAGTTATAGCATCAGTGGTTTGTAAGTAAGTACCAAAATCCTTATCATATCCTTTAGTAATAAGTTTTGCATCACCACCGTTTTCGGAATTTGAAAAATTATATATAATTTCATTTTTTGTAGTATTAGTTACAAGAAGTAATTCATCTAATCCCCAACGTCCTTGCACTTTAATACTACCAACTCCGCTTTCAACAAGCACCGGAAGTTGATCAAGGCCTAGTGTAATAACATCTATAATAATAGCAGTAAGTTCATTAATTCTTGGAATTGCGCCGGGCTCAGCATTATCGCCACTAGTATCAGTTGTTTGAATTACTCCTGTTTGATTACCAGAGTATGCAGTATTAGTAAAAATATAATCTCTAATAATTTCTTTTATTTTAGCATGCGTTTGTATTTCAGGTTGCCTGTCTCCATCAATTTGGGCTACTGTGCCTTCCCAATAATAGCCTGCTATTTTTCTTGTTTCTTCATTGCCGCCGTATCTTAAATCCCATAAGTAAGCGTCAAGTACATATCCTACATCTCTTTCACACTTAGCTTCATTATATACATACCCTGCAAATCCTGTTGCGTTTGCAGCTACTTGAGCAGCTATCCATGCTGTTGCTTCTTTTTGTATATAATACTTGTTACCATATAGTAGAGCATATGCATTTGGATAAACATATCCTGTTCTACTCATTCCTGGCTTGAAGACGTAATCTTTTATCTGTGTTTTTGCCATATTATTTTAAATCCCAAATGCTATTGCAAACGCTGTCGACGTTGTATCTACATATTTTTTATTAGGCACTGCATTGATTCCTGTAACTGCTCCGCTTAGTGTAGCTGTTGTAAATGCAGCTGTCGACGGTGTTGTTGCTCCGATAGTTGAGTTATCTATTGTACTGTTATTTATAGGACCTACTATCCTACCAGCAACACTATCGATTAGTAATGTACTATCATCTGAAAAAACTGAACCTTTTAAATCGCCAGTTATCCCTCCAGTAGCTGAAATCATATTAGCTACACTCATAGTTCCGCCTACATTTACATTTCCTTGTATTCCTGCGCCGCCTGTAACTTTCAAAGCACCAGTTGTTGCACTAGTACTTGCTGTTGAGTCAGTAACGCTTACCGTACTAAAGTTTCTTGCTTGGTCCAAAACTGTAATAACACCATATACATTGCCCGAAGAGTTGCCATAATAAAGAGTATCTGGAGCACTTAGAGGTACTGTCCACGTAAGTCTACCAGATGATTTATTTTGTGCTGACGCACCAACGGTGCTGTCACTGTGACGTAGTCCGTTACTATAATTTACAGCTGGATTTACTGCACTGAAAATATTAAATGTGAGGGTAGTAAATGCTAGATCAAATGTACTAGTTTGATTTCTATACACTGTTATAGGGGGCTGGTTTGTTACTTGTCCATCAAATCTAAAATTGCCTGCACTTTCAACAAAGTCAAAATCAGCTGCAATTCCTTGTTCGTCTGAATTAACAGACAGAGTTAGTGTAGTTGCGGTAATGTTTCCTGCCGCATCAACAGTAAAACTTGGGCTTTTAAAACCGTAGTCTGATCTTAAAGGTGTATTAACAGTCGTTGACATTTGTTACTCCATATAGTATATTTAGCCTACTTAGGA